CCAATTATCTTGAAAATGGTGGTAAGAAAGATCTACGTGAGATCGGCAGTTTTATGCTTGATTGGAATACAAAGAACGGTCTTAAACAGTATCGCTTTCAATATGCCGCTATCGTAGCTGATATTGCCGATTGGTATCCTCAATTTGTTAATAAAGAAAGTCCTTTCTATTATGGCTCAAATGCTGTAGAATGTATCTCTTATTTGGCGATCAATACCAATAAACAGAAACAAGAACTCTTCTTAGATTCTGTTATGGAAAAAATCTATGAAGATACGAATGCATATCCATACAACGCAGAAGACGTTTGTTGTGATTTCATTCGCTGGGTAGAAAACTATATAAAACCGGGTGCCGACTACGATCATCTAAATCGAGATAATATCTGGTCTTCTTGTAAGATTAAAGATCATCCGTTCGGTAGACAAAAAGCTATGTTACAGCTTGGTCTTATCAGTTCATTTAATACGTTAAATGTTCATCCAGCTGATAGCTATATCTTAGATATGGTAGGCATGAGTGTCGTCGAATATAAAAGGCGTGTCAATGAACTGGTTAGCTGAAACAATAATTGACAAAACACACGATATAGTATATAATAATCTTTCTGAAGTCGAGCTAGACGAGAAGGAAAAACCTACTCGTAGCTGGATGTGGAAATGGTCTCAAGAAGAGAGAACTCAAAAGTTCTTCGAATTCTGTCGCGCGTACGATAAACGTGAAGACTCTCTTCTTCGAGACAACTATCAACAGTTTTCTCATCGTCTTCATTGGCACGAGTGTCCGTTTGTAGATGAAGTAAAGAATATCACTGATCCTAAAACTGTCTTAGAAGCATGTCTCATCTTTTCTTTTACTAACGAGCATTGGCTTACTTTTCGTGCATGGAGAGACGGTGGCATTGAAGCCATGAAAGAAAGATTTGCTACTGAACGTCATGCTCGTTCTGATCTATTTCAGATCTACTATCCAAAAGATACTGATGTTAAAGAGTGGTTGACTAAAGTTCCTACACAAGCTGCAGAAGAGATGTATCATACTCTTATCGAGAAGAACAGACCGTTCACGATGATGGAGTATGCTAAGAAACTCAATCAATACTTCGTAGAAAAACAAGGATTTCGTAATGCGATGTATCCGTGTAAGAACGCAGCTAGACATATTGGTATGAGCCATCCAGAATGGGTTGATCCTGAATCTTTCCTTCATGGAGGTACTGGTTTCTTCGATGGATTGAGTCAAGTATTTGACTGTCCTCATTACATGAGTAAAGCTAAATATGATATAGCAGAAGATGGAAGATATGTACCAGTCAATGCAGCGGGTCAATCATTCTATGAAAAGATGCTCTATCTTTACGAACATCAAGACAATCCTATTCATACACAAAAGTATCTCAACTTAGAAGATAAACTTTGCTTCTTTTATAAGCATATCGCTATTCGCAACGGCGTTAAACAGACCACGAAACAGATTCCCTATGATTGGGTTTATCCTACAAATTGGTCTTTAAAAACTGGTAAATATGACACACAATAATCATATCATTGACGGCATAAACAAAGACGTTGGCTTTATGTCGCCTCAACAAGCAAAAGATTATTATCTTTCTTTAGCAGATGGATGGGTTCCTTATAATCCAGATCCAGTAGTTATCGAACATGAAGGTGTTCGAGTAGTAAGAGATGATCTTATAGTTGGTACAAAAACTCGTGCTGGTGATCTATTAGCTTCTAAGATAAACCATAAAACACTAGTGTATTCACAACCACGCACGGGTTTAGCAGGCGTATCATTGCTTGATGTAGCTAAACATCATAACAAAGATATTATACTATTCATGCCGTCTTCTAAACGCGTCTCTCTACATCAAGCGTGTTGTATAGAACAGGGCGCTATTCCTATGTTTGAACGTATCGCTGCGATGCCTATTCTAAACATGTATGCTAAAGAATGGGCAGACAAAAACGATGCATTCTTTATTCCTCTCGGTCTACGACACGAACTAGCTACAGCGGGTATAGTTCATGCAGCTTCGAAGATCGATGAACCCGATGAAGTGTACGTCGCTATCTCTACTGGTGTTCTTTCACGTGCTCTTCAGATTGCTTGGCCAAACGCTAAGTTTCATTGTGTTGCAGTAGCACGTAATTTAAAAGCCGGTGAACTTGGACGAGGCAATGTTATATCAGAACCGTTGCCGTTTGTTAAACCAGAAAAAGACTTACCACCGTTTCCTACAGTAGCTACGTATGATGCTAAAGTATGGAAATACATTCCTAAAAATACTAGTAAAAACATTCTTATGTGGAATGTAGGCACTGAACCAGTACTAAATGATGAAACGATCTATGATCGTATAGATTCTTATCGTGATTGGAAGAAAAATGACAGCTCTCCTAGCAACTCCATTTATAACTATAGCTAAACAACTAACATCACATCGTGCTGCACAGGGTGTGATCTACGCAGATCAACTTAAACAAGCCGGTGTAGATGTCTATGTTAATATGACGCTCGATCGTTATAAGTATGACTTCAATGAATACGACGAGCTATATGCTTATCATGGTAATGATTGGGGTGGAACTGTAAATCTATTTGGTGGTCTTAAGGGTTTTCCATACACACTGAACTTTGTAAACTTTTCTCGTTTCAAGGGTAAAGTGCATTCACTCGTAATTCCGTTTCCAAACTACTACGAACAGTTGAAACCTCGTTATGACAAGTATGTCGCTGAAGGTAAAGAGATCGATCCAAAGTGGCATGCTGTCGATTGGGACAATTTAAAGCGAATGGAACTTGAATCTGATGTAGTCGTACCAAACGATTTGATTAAGTATCCTCGTATTAGTATTGGCGATTCACATGCGATTTGTATGTATCGTCCTAGCTGGCAAAATATCTCTATACCGTTTAAGACTCTTCATGGTGCTTTGAAACAAGGACTCAAATCTTTTATTCCAGCTGGTAACTATGAAACGATTGAGTTTTATTTTGGTAACATCGATATTAGACATCATCTTCTTAGACAAGAAGATCCTATAAAAGCTACAGAAACATTGATTCAAGAATATATGAATCAATGCAAACAGATCGCAGCTGATTATAATTGTAAAGTAGTAGTCTATGAACCGTTGCCAATAGAAAATGAATCACGTAGTTTGCCAAAGACTGGTTACTATAAGGGAACACCGTTCTTTGGTTCTTGGCAAGAACGCGATAATATCAGAAAACATTTTAGAAACGAATTGATTTCGAATCAGACAGAAAATGTTACGGTATTTAAGTGGGTAGATAAGCTCATCAATCAAGCTGGTGAGTTAGACTTTAAGTACATGGAAAAGCCTCATTCAGTACATCTCTCTCGCGAGTTTTATCCGCATTGGCAGGGTCGTGAATGGAGCGGTATAAATATGACACAAACAGCAAGTCTTGAGGCATTTTTTATATGAAACATGCGACTGTAATTCCGCTTATAGGTGGTGAAGTATTAGCGTCAACACAAGTTTTTGGTTCTAGACCAGATTATATTCTAAGTTATAAAGCTTTCGAAGCAAACGAAAAACATCTTCTCAATTATTGGAATCATGAAGTTCCGTATCATGTACTAGATGATGGCGTTAACACTCATCATGAACAAGTAGATGTCGTATCGAGCGTGTGTCCATGCGCTGGACTTTCTATGTTTTCACTCTCTTATGGCGAACACAATCAAAATAACAAATGGATGATCGAGACTGCCAAGTATGTTCTTGGTACCATGAAACCAAAAGTTTTCTGGGGAGAAAACGCACCAGCTCTTGCAGGTAAAGTTGGTACACCTATTCGAGAACAACTGATTCAGATCGGTAAAGAAAACGGATATACGATGACTCTGTATCGTACGAAGAGTCTTCTACACGGTGTACCACAAGTCAGAGAACGTACGTTCTACTTCTTCTGGAGAGGTAATAAGACACCAGTTCTTAACTTTTATAATAGACCATACGATAAGATCGAAGACGTAATCAATAACGTCAAATCTAATACTATGATGGAGCCGATCAATAAGAAGACTCCGTCTAAAGATCCATACTATCGATACGTGCTTGAAGCTATTCATGGTGGAATTTCTCATCGTGAACACTTCGATAGTTTAGATATGAATTCGATGACTCTACGTTACTTAGATGTTAAAAAGTTGATCGAACATCATGGTCATACTTATCAACAAGTCGGAGAGTGGATGGCACAGAACGGCTATGAAAAAGAAGTCGAAAAGTGCAAAAGAATGTTTACAAAATTGGAAAAAGGTGGTAATATAATGAGGCGTGGGACGATCATACCTAAAGATCATCTTGGCGCTTTTGTTGGTCATTATCCAACAATGTTGACTCATCCCTACGAAGATCGCTATATCACTTATCGTGAGGCACTCAGTATTATGGGAATGCCTGAAGACTACGAATTGCTAGATCCTTCTAATAGCTACAATCACATCTGTCAAAATGTGCCAGTAAGAACGGCTGCTGATATGGCCACTGAAGTGAAAGCGGTCTTAGATGGTCAACGAGATTATGTCGATTCAGATCTAGTTTTCCAGTACAATTCAGATCGTACGACCGATATAAAAAATAATAAACACACTTACTTGATGGAGTATATTTCATGACAAAAAAAGTTGATGATGAAATTAATCGTGTGCTTGCAAGAATGGATGCGCGTAATATCAAATATAAGTTCAACGAAGAGAATCTACTTACAGAACTTAAAGCATATATAGATGGTACCTACACATCCCACTATGTCGGTACTGACAACATTCAAGCATTTGAGTTAATTGCAGCAGCAGGTCACGGTGTTGGCTTTACCATTGGTGACATCATCAAGTATGCTTCACGTTATGGTAAAAAGGGTGGACATAATCGTGCAGATCTTTTGAAGATCCTTCACTACGCTATTTTAGCACTATATGTGCATGACAAGGAGATTGGTAATGGAAATTAAGTTAGACTTCGAACAACTTAGAAAACAAAAACTATTCGTAGCTACACCGATGTATGGTGGTCAATGCGCGGGTATGTTTGCGAAGTCGTGTACAGATCTTTCAGCATTTTGTGCTGTTCATGGTATTCATTTACAGTTTTATTTTCTGTTCAATGAATCTTTAATTACTCGTGCTCGTAACTATTGTGTCGACGAGTTTATACGTTCTGGTGCAGATCATTTGATGTTCATCGACTCCGACATTGGATTTAATGCTCAAGACATCATCGCTATGATGGCTCTTCAATCACAAGAGCCTGATAAGTATCATATCATCGGTGGTCCTTATCCTAAGAAGTGTATCTCATGGGAAAAGATCAAGCGTGCTGTAGATAAGGGTGTTGCTGATCAAGATCCAAATGTTCTCGATGCTTTTGTCGGAGACTTTGTTTTCAATCCTAAGGGTAATCAAACTTCTATTCAAATCACAGAACCATGTGAAGTTCTTGAAATTGGAACTGGTTTTATGATGATTCATCGCGCTGCGATGCAAAAGTTTTATGATACGTATCCTGAATATATGTATCGTCCAGATCACGTTCGTACTGAATTCTTTGATGGATCACGTGAGATCATGATGGCTTTCCAAGCTGAAGTCGATCCTGTATCTAAGCGTTATCTTTCAGAAGACTATTGGTTCTGTCAAAAAGCACAACAGGCTGATATTAAGACATGGCTCTGTCCGTGGATGAGACTACAGCACGTTGGTAGTTATATCTTTGGCGGATCATTAGCTGATCTTGCATCTATCGGTGCATCAGCGACTGCAGATCCATCCGCGTTGGGTGGTAAGCGAAAAGAGAATCGCAAGGAAAAGCGATAATTGAATAACCTACACTATGGAGTAAATTATGCAAAACATTAAGTTGGAAAATCGCACATCTCAAATTATCAAGAACTTTTCTTCAATCAATCCGTCTCTTATGTTTAGGCCCGGTAATGTATTGAAGACTCAGTCTCCGACATCTTCTGTCTTGGCTATTGCTACGATCGATCAAAACTTTGAATCGCAGTTTGCAATCTATGACGTCGCACGACTTCTTGGTGTTATGTCTCTCTTTAAGGATCCAGAGCTGCAGATCGACGAGAACTTCCTTATCATCAAGGATAACAACAACAAGCGTGTTAAGTATACATTTGCTGATCCTGCTGCTATCATCGCTCCAAAGGCTGACGTTCAGGTAGCTTTGCCTGAGACTCTTGCAACTATTCGGATCACTACAGATCAGTTGAACGATGTTCTTCGTGCTGCTGCTCTTCTTAAGCATCCTAACGTTGCACTTATTGGTCGAGACGGCGAAATTACATTGTCAACTATTGACTCATCAGGTAAGAGCAAGGATACATACGATATCACTGTCGGACAGACAGATAGAACTTTTAGTATTATCTTTATACTCGATACAATGAAGCTGATTCCCGGTGACTATGATGTTACTATCACCAAGGGTATTGTCCATTGGCGTGGTGATCGTATCGAATACTATACGGGAGCAGAAACTAACTCCACTTTCTGATTTGTTTTTTTATTATGGAGTAAGTGAATGCTTGAACAATTTTTGTGGGTAGAGAAGTATCGTCCAAAGAAGATCGCGGATACGATACTTCCTACAAATCTGAAAGCGACCTTTCAACAGTTCGTTGATCAGAAGAATATCCCTAATCTTATCTTGTCTGGTACGGCTGGCGTGGGTAAAACCACGGTAGCCCGTGCTATGCTTGAAGAGTTGGGTTGTGATTATGTCGTTATCAATGGATCTATGAATGGCAACATCGATACACTCAGAAATGACATCCTCCAATTTGCGTCTTCCATCTCTTTCTCGGGTGGACGTAAGTATGTCATTCTTGACGAGGCAGATTACCTCAACCCAAACTCTACCCAACCCGCACTGCGAAACTTTATGGAAGAGTTCTCCGCAAATTGTGGTTTCATTCTCACCTGCAACTTTGTCAATAGAATTATTGAACCGTTGCATTCTAGGTGCTCTGTCGTAGACTTTAAGATGTCTAAGCAAGACATGCCTCGTCTTGCTGGTCAGTTCTTAAAGCGTGTAGAAGGTATTCTTATTGCAGAAGAAATTACATACGATAAAGCAGTAGTCGCTGAAGTTATCATGAAACACTTCCCTGATTGGCGTCGTGTTCTCAATGAGCTTCAACGATATGCAGCTACGGGTAAGATCGATAGTGGTATTCTTATCAATCTTGATGAAGAAGCTTTCAAACAACTCGTTGGTTTGTTGCGTGACAAAAACTTTACGAGCGTGCGTAAGTGGGTAGATGCTAATACTATCGATCAGACTTCGATATATCGAAAGTTCTATGATACTGCTGCATCTTTCATGACTACTGAGGGTGTAGCACAAATGATCTTGCTTTTGGGCAAGTATCAGTATCAAGCTGCATTCGCTGCAGATCCAATTATCAACTTCACGGCTTTCTTGATTGAAGTCATGACACACTGTGAGTTTGAATAATGGCTTACGATTGGCGATACGAGAACAGCATCAACTTTACAAAAGATTATCAGGATCCAGATAACAATGAATACAAGTATTCTGCATGGCGTACTAATTCTTCATTGTCATATTTTCCTGATACTGTGCTCTATGCCAATGAAATGAACATGCTTCATCATTTAGATGATAAGCTCCAGTATGACTATCTCTTCTTCTCCATCAGGCAGAAGAAGAGATTCTTCAAGAAAGACAAAAAGCACGAAAAAGATCATAACCATGACTTAGTTCAGGGTCACTATAAATACAATAACGAGAGGACTAGAGAAGCACTCAAACTCCTAACTGACGAACAGCTCGATATTATAAGAAAAAAAGAAGAAAAAGGTGGCACATGAACTTAATAGATTCACTAGTTGAAGTGAAAATAGCAGAAGAAGAAGACTTCCTAAAAATCAAAGAAACTCTTACTCGAATTGGGGTAGCGTCTCGTAAAGATCAAAAGTTGTATCAGTCATGTCATATCTTACACAAACAGGGTAAGTACTACATCGTACACTTTAAAGAGCTCTTTGCATTAGATGGTAAACCTTCTGACTTTACTTCAGAAGATAAGGGTAGAAGAAATACCATCGCTCAACTTCTAGAAGAGTGGGGTTTAATCAAAGTAGTAGAACCCGAAAAGATCGTAGATCCTAAAGCACCTATGAGTCAAGTTAAGATTCTACCACATAAAGAAAAAAACAATTGGATTCTTGAAGCAAAATACAATATTGGACGAAAGAAAAAATAGTATGTTTAAATTCTTTGGTAAGAAGCTAGAAGATAAGACTCTAGCTGAAGTGAAGTTGGATCAAATTAGAGAACTTTTGTTCCCACCATGCGATGAACATATCGACAGAGACGGTCAAAAATATCATGTTGACTACTCTGCCGATATGAATTTAGATGCAGCTTTAGTTGATCTCGAAGAGGGGCACAACGATGAAGCTACTAGAAACACTATTAAGAAAGTCTCAGCAAGGATCTACGCAGTTCGTAAGATCCTTGATTCGTATGCTGAAATAACTGACGCTCATTATTTGATCGTCGATGATATGTCGGAGATTGAAATTGAAAAAATTCAAGCGTCAGATAGAGAATATTGACAAGTTTATTCAAGCTTTAGAAGAGATGATCGATGCCCGCGATGATATGTGGGAAGAAGAGCAACATCATAATTGGCGTCAGCAAGAAGATATACGTGAAAAGCGATATCTGCCAGCTCGAGATTTGTTGAAAGTAGCTTTGACTAACTTTATCGTTGAAGTTATGGAGGATGAAGAGGAATAGATTATGGTTGATACACTGACACAGCTACAATATTTTTCTAGTCATGTGTATAAAATTGAAAAACCAGAGTTCTTAGATGCTGTCAAACAGATAGCTAATAAAGAATTATGGAAATTAAAAGTTACCGATAAGATGGATCCAGTGATTCAAACATCGACTTTGAATGATCCTACTTTAGATGATTTTGGTAGTTACATAGCTCAGACTTCATGGAATATCCTCAATGAACAGGGATATGCCATGAATAATTATAACACTATGATAAGCGAATTATGGGCACAACAGTTCAACATGTATGGACATCATGATGAACACATTCATAGTGGTGGATCACAAATATCTGGATTTTATTTTTTAGAAGTACCGAAAAATAGTAGTCGAGTTATTTTTCATGATCCCAATCATTCAAAACGACAGATCAGTCTGCTTGAAAGAGACGATAGAGTAATTACTCCAGCTTCGATAGCATTGAATTATGAAGTAAAACCGGGTGAACTTTTTCTGTTCAATTCTTGGTTGCCTCATAGTTTTGTACCTAATGCATCTTCTTTGCCATTCAAATTCATTCACTTCAATGTCATAACGATTCCCGCACATAATCATCATGTGTGTCAACCCGCAGCTGAAGTGATATGAAAAAATATCTCATTCGATTCAATCAGACTAAGGGACAACAGGGAAGAGGCACACACGAGCACGCGTGGCGTGTTTTTGAAGGAGAGAAGGAATATCTCTTTAAGCACTTGAAGATCGAAGTCCCGGTGGATGATGAACAGACCGGCGATGTCTGGAACATCCGATGCTACGGCACCTTGACAATAGACAGGGTCACGAGCACGGCAATAATAACATAACCATAACAAACTGTGACATTTTTATCACACGTCTTGGTATCTTATTGCCAAGATGCGTTTTTTTGTGTACTTACTCGGCAGGCTTGATATAATAGGATCATCAAATGGGGAATGGCTCCCTGGGAAACAACAGGAACTTGGCAATATGACTTCTAGTGACATCTTCTTAGCTTTATCACCCTTCTTGGCTTTGGTAACCGTGATGGCTATAGGCTTTGGTTTTGCACACTACTTTGACGTGAAAGGTCAGTAATATGATGGAATTCAGCAACTTCGAAGCTTCACATGAAGCACTCATCAACGCTAGCATTATACCTACAGAAATTGAATGGGCTGGCGGTACTTTGTTTCTTACATGCACTGAACCAGAAGCACGTAAGATGTATCACTTATTTACAATGATGCACGGCGTTGGCAACGTTATTGTGAATCGTTTGCTTGGTACTGACGAATACGCTTTTGACTTTGTATAGGATGTTTGATATGAATAAGCCAAGGTATATGGATTGCGTTAATGTTGCGCAAGAAATTCGTAACATTTTGCTAAATGCGAAAGAGTTTGGCTATTCAAAGTCAGACTTAGAAATTGAGATTGAAGAACTTGCAGATAAGATAGATGATGATCACTGCGAGTATATGACTCAGCTTTATGTTAAAGAAGAGGTTTGATATGATTATAGATGAGTATGACTTTGAGAAAACAGCTCAAGCTGTCTTTATTATGAATCCTTCGGCTCAAGAGCTCTATAGCGATTGGCAAGAACTACGCTCTTTCATGGTTTCGATGGCGTATCGTAATGGTGACAAAACAACATCTTTCAGTACTGGTGGGTTTCAGCTGACCTTCTTCAAAGATAGTGATGGCGAGAATCACTGTCGTGCTTCGGTCTGTGGTTCAGTAGCTTTGCAATATGCTGAGAAACATTGGGATTTTGCAAAGAACTAGAATGGTATGCGCAATGAACAAAAGACAACTTACACTCAAGAACATGATTGACTCTGGTATCATTCCTACAGTGGTTGATACTACGTCAATTTGGAAACAAGATGAAGATGAGATCCCCTTTCATTGGGGCGATATCGAAGTCATTGGTTACGGTAAAACATTCCGTGAAGGCAATAAAGACGGAGATGTTATTGATGTTCATCGTCAATACACTGGACCTAATAAGATCAATCTTGAAGGTACGGGCGAGATGACTAGAGGAATGTGGAGCAGGAGAGACTGATATGAGATATTCGACTAACTATCGTGTTACAGTACAAAATCTCAATGATCCTCTAATTAGTAAGCTCAAGCTTCTTACTAAGATCTTGAATGCTAAACAGAAGGTCGACGAACTCGAAGGTAAAGTCAAGTTTTCGTATTGGGGTAAAACCAAGTATGCCAAGCGCTTTCGTTTCGTCATTCGTGGTAGACTCGGTAAAAACAACCCTCATGCACATCTTTATCGATACGGTGGACCTCTATATCGTCGTTGCGCTCAAGACATTCGTCTAGAACACTCGCAGCGCTACGATCTGTATATTCAGGACTATATGCAACCTTTGAAAGGTTAAGCTATGAATACCCTTATAGAATCTCTAGTCGTACGTTACGAGCGCTCTGTAAAGTTACTCGAAGCTTACAACCAAGATATTGATAACCTGTCTCTTCTTGAGAAAGGTTATGCTCAAGGCATACGTGAAGAAGTTCAATTTCTTGAGCGCCTGTTAGATAGCTATGTACAAAAGCCTTTAGAGGCGGTATAATAATATCAAATCGGAGTTTGCCATGACTATGCATCTGTTACCAGCCTTTGTCACGACAACGAATACAAATCAGAGAAAGGCCAAGCCTAAGCAGCTTGACCAGCACGATGTATGGCTGCTTAAGCGTGGTCTGCATCCAGAACAGATTCGTCTCAAAAAGATCGGCGATCCTAACTGGAAACAGGCATACGTAGAATCTTTGTGTGTCGATCGATCTAACTATCAGTCAGCAGGCATTGGTACTGGTAGTACGCCACGTCAGGAACCAAAAGTGTACAGCGGTGAACGCAAGCTTCTGGGTATTGCTACGATGCACAAGTCCAACATGGTGCCTGTGTTTGCTAAGCAAGACGCCGAAGATATCGCTAAGATGCGGAGATAACGATGCAACAGATCGAGATCCAAGCACAAGACAAGTCTGGTGTGTGGAGAACTTACCACATTACCATGAACGATACACAACGAATTCTTAGTGAGATGAAGTCGCTTCAGTCTCGCTATCCGGAGTTTCGTATCCGAGCCGTTGAACAGGGTACGAATCGAGTCGTAGACATTCTTTGAAAAAAGCGGTGTACAACGACACCACAAAGTGGTATTATATAGAAATTGGTAATACACCAATCTGAAATCAAAACATGGAGAAGTGAATACATGACTAATACTAAGACACAAGCACTCGTCGAGGCTTTCAAGTCCGGCAAGGAACTTACTGCTGACCAGATTTCTACTAAGTTCGGTCTCAGCAATCCTACTGCTTCGATCACTGGCCTTCGTAAGGCTGGCTATGCGATCTATCTCAACAACCGTAATGGCGTTGCGAAGTATCGTCTTGGTACACCTACACGTAAGATGATCGCTGCTGGTTACGCAGCTCTCGGTGCTGAAGGCGCTGGACTCGTTTAAATAAATTCGCGAGAGAGAAGAAAAAACTTCTCTCTCGCATAAATAACACGCTGTTTGAAATAGTTAATGAGACGCTTCGGCGTCTTTATTAGTCTACGCTAGACGTAGATAATGAAGGCGTAGTCGTGTCTCTTCATGGATACATCAGAGCCCGAAGTGTGCGCGCAATTCTAAGCACGGAGGTAGGCTCATCAATATACTGCTATAGACCGGATGATGCAGTTGAGAGCGGCTAGACAGCTGGTGTATCTCTGAAGAGATAACATCTCTACGTTGATCGTGGCAGTATGGCACTGCCGGTGTAGCGCCCGCGGAGATGGCGGGAGAGCAGGTGAGCAATCACCCAACAGAACAAATGCCAGATATATGGAGGTATGCGAGCAAGGTGCTCAAACGGTCTTGAAAACCGTGCCACCGCAAGGTTGATGGTTCGATTCCTTGTACCTCCGCCAATACGGACCGTTAGCTCAGTCGGTAGAGCAGGAGACTCTTAATCTCTTTGTCGCAAGTTCGATCCTTGCACGGTCTACCATATAATGGCGCATAGCTCAGTTGATTAGAGCACACGACTGATAATCGTGAGGTCGATGGTTTGAGTCCCTCTGCGCCAACCAATGCTGTCTTGGTGAAGGTGGTCCTCACGCTAGTCTGAAGAACTAGAGAACTCTGATCGTAACAGAGAGACAGCACCATAGTTTATTTCCCGATAGCTCAGTTGGTAGAGCAAGCGATTGTTAATCGCTCGGTCCGTGGTTCGAGCCCACGTCGGGAAGCCATTTCGGGAGTGTTTGGATGGAAACACCAAACAGTAATCAGAGGTCACACTCTGACTCCCGCCCAGTTTGGTCCGTTAGCTCAGTGGAAGAGCAACTCCTTTACACGGAGAAGGTCGGCAGTTCAACCCTGTCACGGACTACCATATTGTGATGTGTCTGGTCCCAGTCGCCTGGAATGGGATAAAAGTTTGTAGCGAAAGTTGCCCTCTACAAAGGGACGTTGCCAGACACATCACTATCATATTGGGGGCGTAGCTCAGTTGAGAGAGCGGTTGCTTTGCAAGCATCAGGTCGTCGGTTTGATCCCGTCCGTCTCCACCAAGTAAGGTTGTGGGTGTCAGTTTATCTGACTAGCCTTACAAAAACCCTCAAGGATAGTCGCTTAATAGACTCGCGGGATACCACGGTCAGTATCCCACCATTATTCGCCCGTATAGCTCATCTGGTAGAGCAGTTGATTTGTAATCAACAGGTGGTGGGTTCGAGTCCTGCTGCGGGCACCATTTTATAGCGCGGTAGAGTAACAGTAATTCACTAGCCTCATAAGCTAGAGATGGGGGTGCAATTCCCTCCTGCGCAACCAGTTTCGATGAGCAGTGTTGTGATGCGGCTAGATTCACTGAGGTGTTCTAGCGAGGTCGGGGAAGCAGAGCTTCATAACCTTGGTAACCCGAACGCTGAAAAGGATAGCGCTGTCCGTCCTCATCGATTTTTTTCTGGCTCGTTAGTTCAGTTGGTAGAATACTCGCCTGTCACGCGAGAGGTCAGGGATTCGAGCTCCCTACGAGTCGCCATATTATTGGGGATTAGTTAAGTGGTATAACAGCGGACTCTGACTCCGTTATCCGAGGTTCGAATCCTTGATCCCCAGCCAATTAAAGGATTTGCAATATGACTGACGTAATCGTTCAATATAATTATGATATGAAACAACATACTCGTGTTGTTCGTAATGTTGATACTGTTAATGACGTGTTTGATTTGTTTGAACACAATTATCCAGAATATCGCATCTATCGTATTATGGAAATGGATACAACCATATGGTATGGTCAACCAACTCCTAGTGATCCAAGAATAGAATATATTGGTGCATGAGTCAGATGGTAAGTCGCAGGTCTGCAAAACCTTGAGAACCCAGTTCGATTCTGGGATGCACCTCCAAAGCTCGAGATGATGGTAGATACCGTGGACCACTGTTATTAGTGCACGACCTGTCAGGGGCGTGGTTCCGGTCACAATTCTATCTCATTTGCGCCCAATATCTGTGCGGGTGATCAATTTTAGCGGGTATAGCACAGCGGTAGTGCGTCACGTTGCCAACGTGAAGGTCGTCGGTTCGATCCCGACTACCCGCTCCAGTTCCGATAGCTCAACTGAATAGAGCACTGGTCTACGAAACCAGAGGCTGAAGGTTTGAATCCTTCTCGGAACACCAATATTCGGATGTAGCTCAGTGGTAGAGCTTCTGCCTTCCAAGCAGAATGTCGTGGGTTCGACCCCCATCGTCCGCTCCAATAATGCCCGAGTAGTCCAATTGGCAGAGGCGTCCGCCTTAGAAGCGGAATGTTGGGGGTTCAAATCCCTCCTCGGGCACCATGCTACCTTAGTGTAATTGGTAAGCACCCGAGTTTGTGGTACTCGGAGTTCTAGTTCGAATCTAGGAGGTAGTACCAAAGTTTAGGAAGGCTGCAGAGACGGTGGTTCTGCGACAGACTGTAAATCTGTTCCCTAAGGGTAACACTGGGGGTTCGAATCCCTCCCTTCCTACCAATTCGCCGATGTAGCTCAGCGGTAGAGCGAATCGCCTCATACGCGACAGGTCGCTGGTTCAAATCCAGCTTTCGGCACCATTGATGAACCACAAGACACAAAAATACTGAAAGGGAATTGGTTACCTGAGTAGAGTATCTGGAAGACTTGTGCCTTCGGGTTTGATCTAACCAGTCAAGTTCGTACGTCGAAGGGCGCTGTAGTCGAGCAGCAGGCAAGGTGTGGAGAACACCATCGACAACTATTATCGGAGATTAGCGCAGTCTGGTAGCGCATCTGCTTTGGGAGCAGAGGGTCGTAAGTTCGAATCTTGCATCTCCGACCATCATAGGAGTAAGCATGAAATGGTACAATAAATATACTATGATCATCGATAATATCAACAAGTTGATATGGCTATCTTTGATGATTCACTGGATTTTGACTGATATTAAATTAACGGATCTTGTAAAGTAGAACATGAAAAAAATAGCGCTCTTTATGAATCATCCACAGTGTTCAAGACAATGTTGTAGTGGTATAATAAAGTCGTTATCTTCTAATTACACTTTCAAAATCTTCACTAAAGAATCTAATATAATCGAAGTATTAAACAACGCTGATGCTGTCTTTTTTCCGGGCGGCATCGGCGATGCTGATTCTTACGACAAGTTTTTTCGTAGAAAAGCCGGTAATGCTGTAGCAGACTTTGTTCAAAATGGTGGAAAATATATTGGTGTCTGCATGGGTGCTTATTGGGCAGGTTCTAGATATTTCGATATCTTACAAGATGTAGATGCAGTACAATATATCAAACGTCCTGATGCAGACATTCGTAGATCTTATGGTACAGTTGCAAACGTAATTTGGCAAAACAAATGGAAAAAAATGTTTTTCTATGATGGTTGTGCTTTGATTGGTGATCAATCAAAGTTTACGACCTACGCTCGTTATGTCAATGGTGATCCGATGGCTATCATTCAAGACAATATCGGTATCATTGGTTGCCATCCTGAAAGTCAAGAGTTCTGGTATGATAAACCATACGAGTATATCAAACAGCATTGGCACAAGGGTGAACATAATAAACTTTTGTTACGATTTGTAAACGATTTGATGGTGCCTTCGTCTAGCGGTTTAGGACATCGCCCTTTCACGGCGAAGATCACGGGTTCGAATCCCGTAGGCACTGCCATAATGGAGAGTGGGCAGGATGGTAATGCAGCGGTTTGCTAAACCGTACAACCGCAAGGTTGAATTGGTTCGATTCCAATACTCTCCGCCATATATCGGTGTCGTATAATGGTAGTACAAGGGTCTCCAAAACCTTTAGCGTGGGTTCGATTCCTACCACCGGTGCCAATTTAAATGGGTGTTGAATGAAAATAGGTATTATTGGTGCAGGAACTGCTAGTGCAGTTTCTCTTATTTCGATGTTACACGTATTTCGTGAAAGACGATTTAACGATTATGAGATAGTCTGTATTGCAGATCCTAAAATTCCTATCACACACGTAGGTGAAAGTTTAAGTTCTTTGATCTTGCTTAAGATGATCGATGTATTAGATTTTGATCTCGTCGATGATCTGATCGAAATTGATGGAACTCTTAGAATTCAAAGTAGAGCTTTTTGGGAACGCGCTAACGGACACGACTTTAAAGTCAAATATGGTTTACCGGGTTTACACGTCAATAGTGAAAAGTTCAGCAAGTTTGTAATCGATAGGATATTAAAACTCTATCCTAACGTGTCTATCGTTTATGACAACGTAGAAAAAATAATTGATACAGATGACGGCGCTACTCTATTTCTCAGTGATAATAAGAGTGTCGATTTTACTTTTGTCATCAATTGTACTGGTACTCCAACCGCAGAAGAACTCGCTAAAGATTACGAAGTTCCGGAATTCATTTCTGTCAACGCTGCGATCTTATATCCTGACTTCAAAAAGTACGACGAGATGTTTACATCGTCTTACGTACACGACAATGGTTGGATGTTTGGTGTACCTCTTCAACACAGAAAAGCTTTTGGTTACTGCTATAACAATAATATAACTTCGAAAGAAGAAGCGATCAAAGATTTTTCAGAGATCAAAAACATAGACGCTTCTACATGCAGAAGTTTTGAATGGTCACAATACTATCGTAAAAAAATAATCGAGCGCAGTGTACTTTATCTTGGAAATAAATTATATTTTCTAGAACCTCAGCAGGGTTTGCCCTTACATTTTTATGGAATGATGATCACTGCATTTACCAATGAATTGTTTATGCCTAAAGATATAAACACTATTAGAGATGAGTTTAATAGATACTACAGGTTCAACATAGAAAACGTACAAGACTTGATCGCTCTTAATTATTCAGGTGAATGTAATATCGATTCTAAGTTTTGGAACTATGTAAAAGAACCCGCTAGACAGAGACTGAAAAACTCTGAAGTGTTTCAAAATTGGCTATCTACTTGTGAAAAAGAAAACAAGCTTATACCCTTTTGGTTCTTTGATGAAAAGATGATTAAAGCTTATATTGAAGGGTATAAGATTGATTTGGGAGAATTAAGATGCAGTTCATGAATTTGTGGGCAACACCCGTAGCTTTATTTCAACATCCAGATTATGAATCTATCAATGCAGAGATCATGCAACACGAAGAGCTAAGAGGGTGTAACTTCTTAGCTAAGAAAGATGTTTGGGATTACGTAGATCAAGTTCCAGCTCTTCGTACTCTGTATGACTGGATGCTAGATTGCACAGCGAAATACGCCGAACAATGTTTTGATTTAGAATATGATCCATCATTCTTTATGCACGGTCATGGTTCAATCAACTACAGAGGCAAGGGTAACGAAGCGATGATGCACACACATCGCTTGACTACAGTCGTCATGACATACTACGTGAGTGTTCATGATAACTGCGGCGACATTCGCCTCTTAGATCCTCGCAGCACACTGGGATGGATAAGTAAGAATGTAGCTAAACCCTACAATCAGTATACACACAGTCCTCAAAATGGACAGCTTATCATGTTTCCCGGTTGGGTAATGCACATGGTAGCTCAGAATCAAACTGACAAAGAAAGAGTCGCTTTGACTTCCAATGTGTATCTGAAAGAAGAGTTTAAAGATAAGGTGTATTGATCATGAAAAAGTTTATTGTGTTAGACGATGTACTAGACGAAGAAACAAGAATCGCTGTTCGTGATTTTAGTTATGGACCAGCACTACCGCAGAAGTGGTATGATTATGGCGTAAGCCCAATTCATGAAAAGATCATCGACGTAGCACGAGATTATTTCGATCTCAGTGATACGATTGGTTATGAGATGTGGTGTAATCAGCGTGCAGTTGGTTGGCACTACGATCATGACGAAGTAAAGTCAAAAGAAAATAATACGTTCGTGTTTCCTCCTGTAGCTATCGCTTACTATGCTGAAGTAGCTAATCTTGAAGGCGGAGACTTCGTATCAGAAACTCATCGCATAACACCGATTACGAATCGTATCATTATGTTTTCACCCGGTCTTTATCACGGCGTGTATCCATATTCAGGTATTCGTAAAGCGATCAGTATCAATCCTTGGTCGTACAAGATTGAAAACAAGATTTAGCGGGTATAGCTCAGAGGTAGAGCTTCAGTTTTCCAAACTGACTGTCATCGGTTCGATCCCGATTGCCCGCTCCAAAGGATAAATTATGTTCACATTTTTTCATCGTAAAAAGAAAATTGTAGTCGATTGTCTGACTTGTCTTCCGGCAGCGTATGAATATACGCCTATCGTTAGAGCATCTAAGACGATCCCGGACTGGTGGAAGAAGTTAGAACACGTAGGTCCTCTTAAAAAAGAAAACGGTGTCTATGACATCGAAAATAACATGAAGAACTGTTACGGTTTTGTAGAGCTTTACAAAAGAGGTGCAGTCATTGAAAACTGGTGTGACATCTATCTGAATGTTTCACAAGAAGGTTATGAATACTACAAGAGTTATGGCATAGCACCCCAGCAGCATCGAAGAGAAGAATACAAGGGTGGATTTGAAAACTATCATCATATAAAGTTGATAAGCCCTTGGCACTTCAGAGAAAAGACTGGAATGCATTTTCTTTTCATGGGTGCAGAATGGGCAATCGAATATCCAGTAAAAGTTTTACCGGGTGTCGTACAGTATCGAGATAATTGCGGTACTCATATTAACATGATGTTACCAAAGTATCATGAATCGTATGATTTTACACTCAAATTGGGTCAACCTCTAGCGCATATCATTCCATTAAATGATGATGTAAAGGTCGAGTTCAAAAATCATCTTCTTACTGAAGAAGAACTCAAAAAAGAAATGAGATTTGGTGGTCTTTCATTAGATGGTATGAGAGGCGTTACAGACATCGTAAAACGAAACAACGCACGTAAGTGTCCGTTCGGTTTTGGATAAATAGAGCATGATCATTTCGTTATGTTTCTGATGATTGAAAAATCACCAATTCATAACGGAGTCTCTAATGAAAAGAATTTTAGTAGCCCTACTCGGGCTATGTGCATTCGCGCATGCTGCCGTTGCACAGAACTTACCGGCCGGTTCTCTAGGTGCGGTAACTAACAATACCCCAAACACATGGCAGACATATAGCTATACGTTTACACCATCATCTTCTGGTGCAAACTATATCGGATTTGCATTTCGTCAAGATCCTGCATTCTGGACTTTCGATAACGTAACTTTGACTGCTTCTGGTTCGACTACAAATCTTTTAACGAACGGTGGATTTGATACTGGTGGCCAGTTTAGTGTAACGACAAACAACGGTGTCAGTTCGATTCAGGCTCCAACAAACTGGGGTGTATGGTATCAAAACGGAACTTATCCTGCAGCCGCAGGTACTTGGACTGATATAGGCGGAACTCATGGAGGTGTATGGTATGATGGTGCTGTTGGAACATTTGATGGTATCTATCAGGGTGTGGTTCTACAAGCAGGAACGACTTACACAATATCTTTTCAAGTTTCTGGGAACAGTACTGCTAATAGTAGTTCTATTCAACTTGGCGTATATGGTGGCGCTTGCGCAACTGTAAGTATCGCTGCAACACAGTGTACGATTCCTGCAGCTGCTGGATTTACGACGCTTGCAACACCTGCTCAGGGTGCAGCAGCTGGTAATCCTAATCCTACTCCTACAGTAGTAAGCACAGCGCCCGGACCATCTACAGTTACACAGACGAGTGTAGCAGGAACGACTACTACTTCTGTTTCTAGCACACGCGGTGTATCTACAACAGTAGTAGCTATATCAAACGCTGCTGCTAGATCGACAAACAACATCAACGTAACAAGAACTACTGTGACTACAGTTACTACTCCCGTAACGACAGTCACTACACATACGACTCCTATCGTCGTCTCGACTACAACAGTTCCAACGACAGTGACTACATGGAGTGATAATTCTACGACTACTACTAACGGCACACCAATCGTAACTACTAATACGACAAATCAAGTAGTTGCATCTACTTCTGTGACTAACGATGTACAGTCAAGTACTGGTACTCAGTCACAATCAGTAAGTTCAAGTGGTGCACAAAACGCAGTCAAGTATCGTAACAACAATCCATTCATCGTCGATGTATTGAGTCAAAAAGATGGAACATGGATTAGTCCTACAGCTAGCTACTACAAGACAGTAGGAAGTATGGCTGCTGGTGGCGTATCACTCGGTTATCAGTGGACAGTCGAAAACAACTCGTTCGGTGTAGCGTTTGCTTACAACAACGCTAAGAGTGGCGGATTAGTCGGTAGCGACGTGCAAGCATCAACGTATGACGGCAACGTCTATGCTTTAAGCAAGCAAGAAGATGTTTGGATCAAGGGCACTGTAGGTTACGGCTACGGCGACTACACAACCAACACATCGATTCCGCTGTTCGCTCTCTATAATTCTGGTAAGATCAAACAGAAGACATATTATGCAGATCTAACTTTGTATAGTGCTGCAGACTATGCAGGCTTTCGTCCACTCATCGGTGCAACAATCGTAAAATCTCAGATCGATTCTACTTCTGTCGGTACACCACTCTTAGATACGACAAGCGGCGTATCATCGAGCACGACTGTAAATCCATATATCGGAGTCAGATATGACTTTACTGACAACGTGGGTATTGAAACAAGAGTGACACAGACAAAAGATTTCAAGACAGTCGGTGGTATACGAGCAGTTGCCAAGACTGAAATCTATGATGGTGTATTCTTGGATGCTGGAGTCGGATTTGATAAGGGCAACGGTTACACAGCAGCTGCTGGTACCATAGGTCTTAAGATCGCTTTTTAGTGTACAAACTCTCTCCATCGTGGTATAATCTTTACATGATGGAGAGAGAAATGCAAGTTATTCAGTTTCCCCTACAACAGCGTAACGCTACTATCGTCAACGGTGTGGCTACTCAGAATCCGCATAATCGTGCCAAGTATCTCAATCTGATCGAACGATTCTTGCTTCCTGATGACTATCAGGAAATCTTGAACGCTATCGAACATCCATTACTCTATGCTGCTTTGGAGCCTCAACTCCAGAGGATCTTAGACTATTACCTCAGTTACGATCAGTGATCGTATAAATAATCTTACTTTAACAAAGGTGCGCTATGACTAAGCAGGTTACAATTCGTAATCCAATCGCTAAGGCTCTTCAGAGCCAGTCTTTCCGCGCGCGTATCGTTGCCCCTAAACGTGGCAAGGGTTCATACAAACGTCAGAGCTTCAAAAAGTTCTGAGGTTATTGGATCCTTAGCTCAGTAGGTTAGAGCAGCGGTCTTTTAAACCGCAGGTCCTGGGTTCGAATCCCAGAGGATCTACCAACTATTTTGTAGGATTTTTATTATGAATTTACGTGAATTACTATGGGTGATTGTTATGTGTAATTCCATAGCTATCGCGGCGTCAGTGATCGTCGTGAGTTGGAATTTTTGGAAGTGAATATCGTTAACAACTAAGGAGCAATAAAATGCAAAAGACTATCGTATCGGCGCTCGCTCTTCTTGCGTCGACAGCAGTGGCTTCGGCTACTGATCTGCCAAGCAAGACGAAAGCACCTGCTGCACCAGTCGCTGCACAGTCTTCAACAGACTTCTATGCTGGCGTTAATGCAGGCGGTGACTTCGATAAAGCACGCGTCTATTCTGGTGGTGCTGTTGCTGGCTGGAACGTCCTTCCGTTCCTCGCAGTAGAAGGTACATACGACCTTGATCGTCCAAGCGACAAGATTAAGGGTGCTTCAAACTGGCAGAACACTGTCGGCGTGAACGCTGTACCACAGTACAAGATTCCCGGTCAAGACGTTACCGTGTATGCACTCGGTGGTGTTGGTTACCGTTGGAATAGTGTAGCTACCGTTGCGGATCATTCCGTTTATAACTTCGGTGCTGGCGCTAAGTATGAGTTCGCTAAGAATCTCGAACTCGACGGTCGTTATCGTCGCATCGACGCTATCGAAAGCAAGTATCGCACGACTGCAAATCCTGCAGAAGACCGTGCAACACTTGGTGTAAACTACAAGTTCTAATGATGTACGAGGTTAGAAACGCTGTAAGCGATGACCTCAATGACATTATAAGAATAGAACAAACGTTTGGCGCAGAGGCATTCTCAAAGAGAACTCTGCGCCAACAACTAAAAAATACAATCGTCTTAAAAGACGAAGAAGTTCTCGGATACTGTATCTTCTTCAAATTCAAACACTCAGCAAGAATATACAGCATCGCTGTCGATGAAAATCATCGACGCAAGGGTCTTGGTAAGATACTTCTCAAAGAAGTCGAGAATCGTTGCCAAGAAATGGACATTGCCAAGCTTACGCTTGAAGTTGCCATCGATAACATAGCAGCACAACACGTGTATTCTCTTATGGGATATACCAAGATCAAAGATCTATCAGACTACTATGATCTTGGTAGACACGCTATCAAATTATCCAAGAATCTAAAATAACTGTTTACTTTTCTAGCCATCTTGATATAATAGTCATATTGGTTGAGAGGAGTCTTTGTAATGTGGACAGACGATGACATCATCGAATATGAAGCTGCTTTGACTACGCAGGAACGTTTGACTCTAGATGCTATGAAGCAGTTCAAAGATTTTGAACGAGTTAAAAACTACGTAGCACGGATGACACATGGTAACTATGATCCACACTACGTGGCTTCGATCTACTACAATCCAGACGCTTACTTCGATGCGTCTGACTTGGAGATATATAATGAACACATTTAATCTAGCACTGACAAAAAACTTTACAAAGTTGACACTCATTACGATTGCATCTTTGTCTAGCACTCTCGGTCTTCGAACTGAGATGGCTATCATCTTTGGCGATATCGGTCTAGCAACGTGGCTTGCTATTGGCTGGGTATTTGTCATCATCATCGTCTTGGCTTACTACAAGTCAAAGCAAGACGTCGAGTTGATCTCTTTTCGTGAATATGAAAAAAATCGTGTATTGGCTGGTTTCAAGCCCGTTTCGTCGTATACATATACAGGCGGTGTCACAGCGCTTAATCAGGCTGATGACAATATCAGGGAGAAATGAGATGAACCGATTCGTTGTTAAGTATGACATCAAACATCTTTCTCAAAAGACTCCTCTTCATGGAGTCTTGACACCCGAAACGTGTAAGTTCGTGACTCTACAAGACGCTATCAAGTTCGTTCGTATTATGCGTGGTCGTCGCACATCGAAATATGAAGTTGTAGGAATGCCTGTTATCGAAAGGATCTAACATGCGTAAGTTACTAGTAATCGCTTCACTGTTGGCTATGACGACAGTAGCATCAGCAGAAGATTGGCGTCATGATAGACACCATCCAGCTCCACGCGTGGTGCATCGTGGTCATGGTGGTTGGGTTGGTCCAGCATTTTTGCTTGGTCTTGGTGCTGCTGCAGCAGTAGGAACAATCTTCTACTATGAAGGTCATCGTTGCTGGAACGAATTAGTCGGTTACGACGAATGGGGTAATAGGTTAGTTCGTCGAGTCTGTGAATAACAAAAGGATCTATATCATGCCGATCTTCGTTCATTCTATTACACATTGGAAAAGTGATGAAAGTTAAAATTGGACCATACGTAAACTGGTTTGGAACTTATCAGATCGCGGATAAGATTTTCTTCTGGATCGATGATAGAAAAAGCATCGACTACGATGAGTTTTATAATCGTTGGGATGTGAAGCTGCGTGATTCATTTACTAATTGGTTATCTAAAACTTGGGTCCATGACTTTTGTGTTTGGCTTTATAAATTCCAAAAGCGTAAGGTCGAAGTTCGCCTCGATCCATACGATACTTGGTCTCTCGATCATACGTTAGCGCTGATCATTCATCCTGCTCTAATCCAGCTCAGAGATACCAATCATGGTTATGGAATGATAGATCCAGAAGATTGTCCATCGATCGGTAAAGGTAATGAAACTGACTATGGTACTGACGATGATAAAGCATTAGATCGTTGGAATTGGTTCATGGACGAGATCATTTGGGCATTCGGTGAAATTGCAAATGACAATCCAAACGAGCCAAAGTTTAATAGTGACGGTGATGAAATGATAGCATATCATAACAGAATTCAAAATGCTATGGTTCTGTTTGGAAAATACTATCGAGCACTGTGGGATTAAAGTAGTGTGTTATGAATGTCGAAACTAAATACGACATTGGTCATAAGTTCTGGGTGCCACGAGTGCATAAAACATTCGTGACAACAGAAACTCTTTGCCATGAAGGCGAAGAATGGCATCGTGATGTTTATGAAATGAAAGCTTTTGCTAAACAAAAAATCGTAAAGAGTATCGATATTGCTATACACGAAAATGGTAAATATAGAATTCAATACGGCGTAGCTAACTGTGAAGATAATAAGCCAGACTTACTTCAATGGTATCCTGAAGCAAACATGACGGATCACACTGAAGAATCAGCTCTTATTTTCGCAGAGAGTTTTCTCTCCGATAATCCAACTAAAGAGTATTTTGGTAACTAATTATTCGGGGATAGTTCAATTGGTAGAACAGCGGACTTTGAATCCGTTGGTTGGAGGTTCGAGCCCTTCTCCCCGAACCATTATTCTTTCTTACTCTCTACAGTCTTTTTAGCATTATCTAAGAATGAATAGATCGAGTTGATATTCTTCTGACACACAGTATTATTTGTATGCATCTGAACTAGTAGCTTTGACACTTGTACGTCTGTCAAAGTATCTGGATTCGGAAAATGTCTTACGTTTGGACAATAGAACAAAGACTTATCTGGCATGATAACGACTTGATCTGTCTTAGTAAGAACTTGAGGCGGTAACGATTTAGCGCAGCCTGCTAGAGTGAGAGCTGCTAAAGAAGCAATAACTAATTTCATTTTGGTGCATCCTTTAATCTGTTCACTGTCTTTTTCAAGACATCTGAAGCTGCACGATCAGACTTTTGTGTATCTGTTGAATTAAGATAATCGTCAGCTGCTTTCATCTTAGTATCAAAAGCTTCTCTTTCTGCTTTATTCTTTGCTAAGATCTCGTCTTGAGAAGCTTGGATGGCATCCATCTTAGCTTTGAACTCTTGCTGATCTTTGATAGCCTGTTCGATTTGTTTTTGATTATATTCTAACAGAGCTTCGCGTTCGATACTTGAACGCCAACCGATATAACCTGCGGTGAGAGCTCCAAAGAAAAGCACACCACCTATGACTATAAGATAAAAACGCATGATAACCTCCATGATCTGGGGTATTTATAAATATCTCATGACACGGAGTGAAAAATGGTAATACCTAATTTAGAAAACTTACAGATAGTATCCGAAGAGATCATCGAATACTGTGCTAAGCAGATTCAAGATGATCCGGAAAACAATTTTAGTAAGTTTCTCGAAGTAGCTAAAGAATACAGAAAAGCTGGTTTGACTCCTATCTTTTTATGTTCAGAGACTCTCAAAGATTTGATAGTCACTACTGAAGAAAGATTGAGAAAAAAGTTGCACTAGCTGTTTACAAATTAGGTCCGAGCACCTATATAGAATTATGAGATGCCATTCGGGTCTCATATTATAACCTAACTCGCTTAACAGGAGATAGCAATGACAAATTGGCCTACATATAAGTTCGACCACACGTTTACAGATCTTGCAAAATTTGATAAGTTCTTTGTTGGTGCAGACAAGTTCTTTGAACGTGCTAGACAGACAGCTGAACTTGTAGCAAATACCGCACAAGTTGCATATCCACCCTTCAATCTAAAGAAGACTGACGATAACGTCTATGTTATTGAGATGGCTGTCGCAGGTTTTGCTAAGCAAGACATCGAACTGACTCTTGAAGATAATAAGCTCAAGATTGCAGGTAAAGTAGAAAACGACGAAAATGAGAATACTGATTTCTTGTATAAGGGTATCTCTGCTCGTCCGTTCGAACGATCATTCGTATTGAACGATAACGTTGTGATCAACAATGCTCAGTATGTAAACGGTCTACTTAAGATCTGGTTAGAGCATATTATTCCTGAAGATAAAAAGCCAAAGAAGATCGACATCGCCGATGGTGATGCACCAGCTTCTAAGTCTAAGAAGCAACTTCTTACAGAATAATCCCCGCTAATTGGATGCGTCCATTAGCCCCTCCCGGCTCCGGCCGGGAGACTTCTATCAAGGAATAAAAAAAATGACACAACTAATATCAGCTTTCAGCTCATGGCTGAAGGACACATCACGTTATTACAATACAATATACGAACTATCAAGACTTACAGATCGTGAATTACAAGACATAGGATTGAGTCGTGGTGACATCATCAACGTAGCGAATCAACAACTGACAAGAACGATTATAAATAACATGTGTGACGCTAACTGATGGGAGCTATTATGGCTATCACTAAAGAACAACTGACAAGCTTTTTTGAAGATACTGACGACGATGTAATAGAATCATTCGTCGATCCACTTAATAAAGCTATGGATAAGTTTGAAATCAATAATACTAATCGTATCGCAATGTTCCTTGCTCAAGTAGGTCATGAATCCGGTGGTCTTACTAAGACAAGTGAAAATCTTAATTACAAGCCAGAGCGTCTAGCTCAGATCTTTCCTAAGTATTTTAGAGATGTAGATCCAAGCGAATACGCACATAACCCAGAAAAGATTGCTAATCGTGTATATGCTAATCGTATGGGCAACGGAGACGAAGAATCCGGTGACGGATACAAGTTTCGTGGTCGTGGTCTGATTCAGCTGACTGGTCGTTCTAACTACGAATCATTTGCTGAAGACGTAGGCATGGATGCTGATGCTGCAGTCGAATATCTAGCTACACCAGAGGGTGCTGCTATGTCAGCTGCATGGTTCTGGGATCAACACGATCTCAACGAATATGCAGATAAGGGTGATACGTTGACAGTTACCAAGAGAATCAATGGTGGTACTATTGGTCTCGAAGAACGTAAAGAACTCTACGAAGAAGCTCTGACTGTCTTCGCATAAAGTAGTTTACAAGATTGTTGAAATGGGGTAATATAGAGATATGTTACCCCATTTTCTTTGTCTAAATCGGAGTCCCGATGCGTTTCTACACGAATGTCTATCTACGCGGAAATAAGATCTATACTCGTGGTTACCAAAACGGTAAGCGCTTTAAAGAAGAAGATCACTATCAGCCATACATCTTTGAATTCGTAGCCGGCCAGAGTTCTAAGTATAAGACTCTGAATGGTAGGGATGTCAAGCGCACAAACTTTCGTAGTATCAAAGATTGTCGCGACTACATCAAACAGATGGAGGGTGTAAAGGGTAAAGAACTATTTGGTCTTACACACTTTCAATATACGTACATCAACGATGAATTTTCTGGTGATATAGAATACGATCCTTCACATATATCTGTAGTCAGCATCGATATCGAAACACCGACTGATCAGGGTTTTCCTGATCCTCAAGTCGCGAACGTTCCTATCAGCAATATCACGATTAGTAAGAACGGTAAGATCGTCGTTTTTGGTTGTGAGTACTATAAGACAAAAGCTGACAACGTCTATTACTTCATGTGTAAAGACGAAGCTGAGATGCTTCAAAAGTTTCTTATGGTCTGGAACGATGATGACTGGTCACCCGACGTGTTGACTGGTTGGAACATCGACGGCTTCGACGTACCTTATCTGTACAATCGTATCAGCAAAGTTCTAAGCGAGAACGAGGCTCGTAAGCTGTCGCCTTGGCGTATGGTCGACGAGCGTGAGATCGTTCGTGGCAAGACTGGTGGTCAGAGCCTAAGCGATCGCACTGATAAGATCTATGAATTGGTTGGTATCTCTACTCTCGATTACATGCATCTGTATAAGAAGTTCTCGTTCACCAATCAAGAGAGCTATAAGCTAGATCATATCGCAAACGTGGTTCTTGGTGAGAACAAGTTGGACTATTCGGAGTTCAGTTCGCTCTATGAGTTCTATCAGAAAGACTATGAACGTTTCGTAGATTACAACATTCATGATACTGTTCTTGTCGAACGCCTAGAAGATAAGCTCGGTCTTATCAAGCAGGTATTTGCTCTTGCTTACGATGCTAAAGTTAACTATAACGACGTTATGACGACTACTAAACCGTGGGATGTCATCATTCATAATTACTTGATGAATCAGAATATCGTCGTTCCTTTCTTCAAACCGAGTCGAGAAGACTTTGATCTAGTCGGTGGCTATGTCAAAGAAGTTCAGACTGGTATGCATAAGTGGGTGGTGTCTTTTGACTTGAACTCACTCTATCCACATCTTATCATGCAGTACAACATCAGTCCTGAGACGTTCGTTGCTAGAACGACTGAAGGATTTCCGAGCATTGACGGACTATTGACCGGCAAATATGACTTCAGCGCCCGGCATATTTCGCCCGATGATGGATTTTGCTGGGCGGCGAACGGATGCGCTTATAGAAAAGGAAAGCAGGGTTTCTTGCCAGCATTGATGGAAAAGATGTATGATGACCGTGTCATCTATAAAGAGATGATGCTCGAAGCTAAGAAGAGATACGAGAAGACGAAGTCTAAAGAAGACGAAAAGCTAATCGCTCGCTATCATAATCTTCAGCTAGCCAAAAAGATCCAGCTGAACTCAGCTTATGGCGCTCTTGGTAATCGATACTTCCGTTGGTTCTCTTTCGACAACGCTGAAGCCATCACTAAGTCTGGTCAGCTTTCGATTCGTTGGATCGAACGTAAGATGAACGAGTACATGAACAAGATCTGTAAGACTAATGGTGTAGATTACGTCGTAGCTTCCGATACAGATTCTATCTACGTAACGTTCAAGAATCTCATTCCAGATAACTGCGACGAAGTCGAAGCAGTCAAATTGATCGATAAGTTCTGTGAGACTAAGATCCAGTCTTATATCAATTCTTGTTATGATCAGCTCGCTGGCATGATGAATGCTTATCAGCAGAAGATGCAGATGAAGCGAGAGACTATTGCTAATAAGGGTATCTGGAAAGAAAAGAAGATGTATATCCTCAATGCTTGGAACATCGAGGGTGTGCAGTTTGATAAGCCTAAGTTGAAGATCTCGGGCATCGAAGCAGTTCGATCTTCTACTCCAAAGAAGTGTCGTGAAGCTATTAAGAATGCACTCGAAGTCTTGATGAATAAGACTGAAACAGAGTTTCAAAAGTATATCGCTGACTTCAAAGTTCAGTTCATGGAGATGCCCTTCGAAGAAGTAGCGTTTCCTCGAGGCGTCAAGTTGTTTGGTTACAAGAGTGCAGCTAATGGTGGTGTATATAAGTTCGAGTACAAGCTCGATCAGAAATCATTGCCTATTCAGGTTCGCGGTGCTCTTCGATACAATGATATGATCAAACGCATGGGACTCGAGAAGAAATACGATCTGATCAAAGAGGGCGATAAGATCAAGTTCGCTTATCTTATCACACCCAATCCAATAAGAGACAATGTCATCGCAGCTCCTGAAATACTTCCAAAAGAGTTCAAGCTTGATACATACATAGATCGTAGTCTACAGTTCGAAAAGACTTTCTTAGATCCGCTCAAAGCTATCACTGAAGTCATTGGATGGAAAGTAGAAAAGACTGCGTCTCTTGAAAGTTACTTTTACTAAGGGGTAGATATGGAAATCAACGAAGATTTTGACTTTGGTTTTACTCACGCATCGAGTGAAGAACTAGCCAAGGGTCAAGAAGATAAGCTTCAGGGATTGAGAGCGATGATCATGCCATTGCTCAATAATCTGATGAAGAATCCAGAAAAAGATACGATCGTTTGGCCTGATCGTAAGAAAAAGATAGAAGCTTTTATTAAAAAAATGGATGCTTACATAGCAAAATAGTGTACAACGACTATTCAATGTGGTACTATACAATATGTGCGTAAATTACTATGAAAACTTTGGTTTCTATCATATCACTAACTTCTTCTCTGAAGAAGAATATGCATTGATGTTTGATGAACTTTCTTGGTTATGTGACGACGAACTACTTCTGAATCCTACTGATTCTGGTGGTAAGTCTTATGCTCGTACTAGTCGTGGATTGCCGATCGAATCTTTTATGCCAGCTTCAGATAGCTACATCATTCAAAAGATGAATAAGATGTGTGATCTTGATTTGAAGTTCGATCTGTCTAAGTATAAATCTACTCATCTTATCAATCACTATATGGGTGGTCAAAGATATGACTATCACACCGACGAGTGTGATTATACAGCTATCACCACTTTTTATAAAGATCCAAGACCTTATTTGGGTGGCACTCTTGTTTTCTGGAAAGACAACGTAGAGATGACTATGGAAAAATTCTTATCGAGAGATTTGATTATTTTTCCAGGATCGCTTCATCATAAAGTCACACCAATACAGATGCTCAAAAACAACGTAACTAATATGGACGCACGTATCAGCGTCAGCCGCTTCATGAAACTATAGGAGAACGCATGTCACTCAGAGATAAATTGATTAAGAACAGCACGATCGATTGGACTTCTACACTTACTGATAGTAAGATCTTTACAAAGAAAGATATTATTCCTACACCAGTTCCAATGATCAACGTCGCGCTGTCTGGTACAGTCGATGGCGGTCTCACACCCGGCGTTACTATGTTGGCTGGTCCGTCTAAGCACTTTAAGACGGGTTTTGCTTTGTTGTTGGCTTCCTCTTTTCTAAAGAAGTACAAAGATGGCGTTATCCTTTTTTATGATAGTGAGTTTGGTACTCCTCAGTCTTATTTTCAAACGTTTGGTATTCCTTTTGATAGTGTTGTTCATACTCCCGTTACTGACGTAGAAGAACTTAAGTTTGACATCATGAGTCAACTTAAGAACATCGAGCGTGGTGAACACGTGATGATCGTGATCGACTCTATCGGTAACATCGCTTCTAAGAAAGAAGTAGACGATGCGCTTGAAGGCAAGTCAGTAGCTGATATGTCACGCGCTAAGCAGTTGAAGTCGTTGTTCCGTATGATTACGCCTCACCTGTCTCTTAAAGACATCCCTATGGCTGTCATCAATCATACGTACAAAGAGATCGCGATGTATCCTAAAGACATCGTATCTGGTGGAACTGGTTCTTATTATGGTGCAGACAATATTTGGATTCTTGGTCGTCAGCAAGACAAAGATGCAGACGGCATTCAGGGTTATCACTTCGTTATTAACGTCGAGAAGTCGCGTTACGTTAAAGAGAAGTCAAAAATACCTATTACAATTAGCTTCGAGGGTGGCATTAATCGTTGGTCTGGCTTGCTTGATGTGGCACTTGAGGGAGCCTACATCGTCAAACCAAAAGCCGGATGGTATGCTCTTGTCGACAGGGATACTGGAGAAGTAAAGCAACCGTCTATGCGTGCATCTGATATCGTAGACAACAAAGAGTTCTGGATGAATATGTTCCAAGAGACTGACTTTGCAAAGTACATCGAAGCAAAGTATCGTATGGCTACTGGCTCTATTATGGAAGAAACCGATGAGTAAAATTATTGACACTTACGTTTCAGACGATAAGACTAAGAAAGCAGAAATAGTTCTCAATCGAGACGAGACTTTCTCTGTAAGTTTTTATAGAGACGACGTATTGGTAGAGACTCGAAAATATCCTGAAAACTCGATATATTATGCCGAACAAGTTGCAGAAAACTATGTCATTGGTATATTGGATGTGTTATAATGTATCATAAACAGCCGAGTTCCGTTAAGTATGATTATAGTCAGGAGAAGAAATGTCCATTGAAAACACAATTTTCGCCAATTTGGTCTTCAATGAAGAGTATGCTCGTAAGACTATTCCGTTTCTTAAAGTAGATTATTTTGCAAATCATGCAGATCGTTGTCTCTTTGAACTCATCAGCGATTATGTAAATAAGTATAATGCTTTTCCATCCAAAGAAGCATTGGCTATCGATCTGTCTAATAAGTCTGGTGTAAGCGAACAGATCTTCAAAGAAGCCGTCGGTAAGATCGAGTCTTTGTCTAAAGACGATAATACACAACTCGATTGGCTTGTAGATCAGACTGAAAAGTTTTGTCAAGACAAAGCTGTCTATAACGCGATCATGAAATCCATTCAGATCTTAGACGATAAGACTGGAGCCAAGGGCGCTGGTGCTATTCCACAGATCTTGTCTGATGCATTGGCTGTATCTTTCGACACTCATATCGGTCACGACTTTATCGAAGATTCGGATGAACGATTTGAGTTCTATCACACTAAAGAAGTTCGTATTCCCTTCGATCTCGACTTCTTTAATAAGATCACACAGGGTGGTCTACCACGCAAGACTTTGAATATATGTCTTGCTGGTACTGGTGTTGGTAAGTCTTTGTTTATGTGTCATGCTGCTGCAAGCAACATGATGGCAGGATATAATGTTTTGTATGTCACTATGGAAATGGCAGAAGAACGTATCTCTGAACGTATCGATGCTAATCTGTTGGATGTACCACTAGATCAGTTGAAAGTGATTCCCAAAGACATCTACGAAAAGAAGATGAATAAGCTTCGCGAGAAAGTCAAGGGTAAACTGATCGTCAAAGAATATCCGACCGCATGTGCTGGTTCTGCAAACTTTCGTCATCTTTTAAACGAGCTAAAGTTAAAAAAGAAGTTCGTACCCGACATCATCTATATCGATTATCTAAACATCTGTATGTCTTCAAGGATTAAGCATGGAGCCCAAGTCAATTCTTATACCCTTATCAAGGCAATCGCAGAAGAGCTCAGAGGGTTGGCAGTCGAGTTCAATGTACCTGTCGTCTCTGCGACTCAAACAACTCGAAGCGGATATTCGAGCAGCGACTTGGAGTTGGGAGATACGTCAGAATCTTTTGGACTCCCAGCCACAGCTGATTTTATGTTTGGTATCTCCACGTCCGAAAAACTTGATGAACTCGGTCAGATCTTGGTTAAACAGCTCAAGAACCGCTATGGTGATCCTGGGATTAACCGTAGGTTCGTTGTTGGTATTGATCGTGCAAAAATGCGACTTTACGATTGCGAACAATCTGCTCAGGATGATCTTTTAGATGGTTCTGAATCGAAATCAGTTTTTGATAATAGTAAATTTGACGACGAAGATACAGAACGTAATAAGAAGGTAAGTAAGTTCGACAAAGCTAAGTTTGCGGGGTTCAAGTGAGAGATATTTTTGTAATCAGTGACACCCACTTCGGGCATGAGAACATTCTCAAGTTCGTTGATGATAAGGAACAGCCTCTTCGTGTATTCCATGACGTTCATCATATGAACGAGCATATGGTTGAGTGCTGGAACAAAACTGTCAAGGATAATGACATCGTCTATCACCTTGGCGACGTTTACTTCGGTAAGGGTTATGAGATGCTTTCTCGACTGCGTGGTCGTAAGCGACTGATATTGGGTAACCACGATGATGGTAAGTCTAAGTACCTACAGGAAACGTTCGGAAAGATCCTGATGTGGAGGGAGTTCAAAGAGTTCGATTGCATTCTAACTCACGTTCCTATCCACGAAAGTTCGTTATACAAGCGTAAGTATAATCTACACGGTCATGTTCATAAAGGCAGCCATCGTGGATTGATTGAAGATGAACGCTATGTAAACTGTTGCGTTGAAGTTCGTGATTATATGCCTGTTGCTATTGAGGAGCTAGTGAAATGAGCGATAAAGAAAATATGTGGGATGATTTCTCGAAGATTGGAGAAGCTATGGCTGCTAGAGAAAAAGAATTAGACGAGTTCGATGCACACTATAGTGAAAACCGTAAGGAGGTCGACCTATGAAGATTGAATTTGAAAAAGAAATGGTACTAGGCCTTATCGATCTGTTTGGCGAAGAAAAAGCCATAGAAGAACTGATAA